TGTTTGATACAACTTGATCAAGTAATACTTTTGTATTTTCTGCAACTTCTTTTTGGTACTCTGCATTTTCAAGTGCAATTCTTTTTTCCATAATTGCTTTGTCAAATGTTTGAGTGATACCAGTCATCATGTTTGATGGTAGGTTTTTAATAAATTTTTGTTTGTATTTTTCAGCGGCTTTTGTAAAACTTTGGCTGTCTAAATTTTCTCTTTCAATTATGTTTAGGCCTTCTGTCATTTGATTTTCTGCCTTGACTATGAACGCCAATCTTGCACCTTCTTTGTATGCACTACCTCTAATTGTGTTAAATTTTGATTCTGCTTTTGTTAAATTTGTTTTTGCATTTTCAAAATTTTTTGAAGCGGCCATATCTGCTGTGCCTTGTTCTAATCCTTCTGCACTGGCTTTTTTATCAAGGTAATCATTGCCTGCACTAACAACTTTTTTTAATAATGGTGTTATGTTGTCTTGTATCTGTGGTCTTACAAAACTTGCTTGTGCTTGTGGCTGTGGCGTGTTTACTTTCATGTTTTTAGCGCCTCTGCCTCTTACTCTGCCTGTTACTGGGTCTAACGGGTCTGTTTTCATATTATCCTCTCAATGCAAATCTAGTACCGTAGTCTAACAAACTACCAACTGCTTTTTGTCTACCTGCCGCTCTTTGGAATTTGGCTTGTAGCATGTTGCTGTAAATTCTATTTTGTGTTTCAAAATTATCTATGTACTGATCGTATGCATAATCCTTTGCTGTGTCTTTCATAACATCAACAGGTGTACCTTGTGTTACATCAATGCCTGCAGATGAATACAACGCAAGTTGTGTTCCAATTGCTTTACGCATATTCTTTTTTCTTTCACTGCTTCTAATAGCACTTGCTTGTTCCATGTTAAGTGCTTGGTACTCTGTTAATTTTGCTTCAGCATCACCTAGTGCCATTTGTCCATAGGCTTGTGTCATAGCAACAGTACCAACGATATATGGCACTGATTGTGCTAATAAACTTCCAACTGTGGTTGTTCCTACTTGTGTTGCTAAAATTGGTTGTAAAAAGCTCATTGTTCGTTTCCCTTATGTATACTTATCCTTGTGTCCCAAGTGGCACTTTGTATTCAATTGTTGCGCCTAATATTGTACACTTCAACGGCTCATCAACATTTGCTGTTAGTGTTATGTCAGGACCACTGCCACTCAAGTAAACAACTTTTGTACCTGTGTATGTTGTTGGTGTAGAATTTATTGTTGTTGAATTGAATGTTTCAAAGCCAACATCATATCCGTCAAATTTAAGTTGTTGTGTGTTGTTTAAAATTATGTCTGCTCTTTTCTTTGTAATATTTTCACCACGCTGTGAGTATGCTTGGTTAACAATTACAGTTGCAGGTAAAGTTTCTATTGCTGAATCATAATGCAATCCTGCCACAACATTTGTAAATGTTCCAGTTAAATTACCTTGTCCATTTGCATCTAATGTTACATTTGCATGAACGCTTTGATCTGCAACAACTCTTACAGTTGTGTTTGGTAAATGGTCTAGTGTTAAATCATTTTGTAAAGTTGTTTCCTCTGCCAAATATGAGTCCACATAAAATTCTCTGTCACTCATTTTTTCTAAATAAACTTTTTCAGTATTATCAATTGTTCTTTTTGTAAGTACATACAAGTCGTTATCAACTTCACAACAAGCAAGGAAAGTTCCGTCTGTTACAATTCTGCTCCAACCCAATACATCTTTTTCAACATTGATTGACATAACTGCCATTTCGCCATCACCATTTACTACAAACACATAGTTTGAATTTGTGTCTGCAAATGATCTAACAAAACATAAATCTTTTGGTGTGTTAATTATATGGTGACTAACAAGTGTGTAGTTCTTTGCTTGATAACCATCTGTGTTGTAGTTGTATGCAAAAGCTCTAAGTTCTTTTTGTCCACTCAAAAACATTGCTTCTGTATCAACCATAACAGGTTTGTGATGATTGTTTAGTATGCCGTAGTTAGTTTGTCTTGTGATGTTAACACTGGTTGGTGTTACGGGATTACCTTCCATCAACCATTCACCACCACTTGTAAAAATAAACAATTGTTGTACAGAAACTAAATGATGGATAATATTTACTTCATCACTGGCCATTGTAAAAGTTAGTCCAGCGTCATCTGTGATACTACCTTTTGTTCTTTCTTCTGTTGTAATTGTACTAGTGCCTGATGAAGTTGTTGTAGTTTTTTCTATTTCAATTGTTTTTGTGGTTGGTTTAAAATTAAAATATGATGCACTTTGACTGCCAAATATAGTTTGTGGTTTGTCTCTGCTACCGCCAAATATTAATCTGTTTTGGTGAAAGGTTACGCTTCTAGGCCAACCGCCACCATATGTTGCTGATAAATTTGAAAATGCATCAATGTCCCATTCATCTCTAAGTACATCATCATCATTAACTAATTCTTCTTCAACTGTGCAGTATGCTGTTGTGCCATTGTTGACTTGATGTATTTTTGCAAGTCCACCATTGATAGAAATGTGTTGATTAACATGTCCATCTGGCCAATTAGCATTTGTCCACTGATATGTTCCGCCACTTAAATCTAATTGTACATTTGCACCTGCTTCAACATTACCACTGCCTGCTTGTGGATGTCCACTGCCGTATGTAGAAACTGCTGTAACATTTATGCCACTGTCAAATGCAAAGTTAGTAAGTGGCACATAATCAAAATCTAAAACACTTAAAGTCCAACTAGAGTGCGTTGCACCCCTTACAAGTTTGTATGGTCTAAATGTTGGATGCACTAGTATCATTGTGTCTAGTGTTTGTGCGTATTTTAATTCAGGTAATGATGATGCGTCCCATGGTATGCCGGTTGATATAGATGTTTGATGATAATCATCTTTGTAAACATGCACAGCAGTGGGTTCAAACACCAACACATACTCTTGTTCATTACCAAAATTAAAAGGAATCAATCTACTTGCTGTGTCAAAACCAGCATCAGGTCCGTTTGGATTGGTTACAGGGTGGTCATCAATAAATTCAAAACCAGGTCTGCGTTTAACACCACCTTGCGGAAGTATTAACCAGTTTTTACATGTGCGTAAACCTGCCTTGTATATGTTGGTATCAGCCCTTGCTTCCATGTAAGGGCCAACTTCACCTTTTGTAAATAAAAATTGTGTCTGTTTTAATGTCATTAACTTCTCACTATGTACTGCCCTTGATGAGCTCTAATCAAACTTCCTGTTCCAATTATTGAACTAGGTGGATTTTCTTGTCCGTCACTAATTCTTGCTTGTCTCAACTTTTGTTGAAACTCTTGATAAAGTCGCTCATGTATAGATCCAATACCAGTGATTGCTTCTGACATTTCAAATGCCAACTTTGCTACTAGAACTTCTGAAAAGAATGCAGGAAAATCTGCTTCCGCTTGTTGTTCAATGTATGCCAAGTTTGCATTTCCAAGTGTTGTGTATACTTTGTTGTTTTCTATTGAATATTCTGTGTCATAAAAGCCGTTAGCATCAAACAAACCAACTACTTTGACTATGCTTGATGGTAATGCGTAAACTTTTGTGTATCTTTTGTCTAAAATTGTTTCTGATAATTGTGCAAGTGCAACTTTTTTAGTAGCAAAATTCCAGTTTGCATAACTAAACAAACTTTCTTTTACAGTATCGTACATAGTAGAAACTACACTCGCTTCTCTAGTGTTGGCTGTAAAACTTGTAATGGGTGTAGCACCCAATCTTATAAGTGCCTGTGATGCTATTTTCTCTTTTGTCATGCTCATGAATGTATCCTCTACTAATATTTATTAGCAGTCTAGGGCGTGTGTACGCCCTAAACCATAGTTCGTATTACTCAGCAACATCAATCTGCACTAAGCCGTCAGTGTCAATCACTGCACAACCTTGTGTAAATTCTGCTGTTACTAGGTGAGCAACTTTTTGAGGTACATAATCAAATCTTGATGTAATGTCCTTACCAATTGCACATCCAATAGAGTTACGGTCAAACGCATAACAAGCTCTGCTTGATGATGCACCTGTGTTTGTTAACAAGTTTGATACAACAATGTTGAATCCCATGATGTTTGGAATAAAACCAGTTTGTAAACCTTGTGTTGCAACATAGTCACTTGATACTAATGTAGTATCAGTCATCATGTCTGTTAACGCTTTTGGTGAAATAACAAGAATTCTATTGTCGCCCATAGGAATGTCTTTTAAGTTCATTGCCTCTGCCGCTTCAATAAGTTTTGCTTTGGTAAGACCAGCCGCTGTTGCGTCTACAGTTGTACCTGGTGTTGCCGCGTCCATAGTTGCGATAAGTTCATTATCGTATGCTCTGTTAAGAGCGGCCGCAATAGCACCTTGGTATGATTGTTTGTAATCAACATTTGTTCTAAGTTGATCTATGTCTTCAATGTATTCACCAGTAACAAACGAGTTCATAGTAGCCGCTACAGTGGCATGTGCCGCTGTTGAGCCTGTGTATGAATCACCGTGTGATGGTGGTGAGAAAGATGCTGAATCTGACATTGGTAAAATGTCTGCATTTCTCAATTTGTTTTTGATGTATCCGCCTTTACCTAGTGTGTGGAATTTATACTGAGATCCAACAACCCCACGCACAGTTCTAACAGCACCTTGTAATTTTGATGCTTTTTGTTGTGCTAGGTGAGTTACATCATCAGACCACATTTGGATAAATGCGTTTGATACTGTTCCGCCTACTGCCATAGTAAGTTTCTCCTTGTGTAAGTATTAATTTAAAAACTAACTAAAAATTTGGAATTGTTGATCTGTGGTTTCAAGGCTTTTGCAAGTTCTCTTTACTGCACAATCAGTTCTAAACTATAGTTTAAACCCTGTTGTGTTGGGGCACTAGTTAGTGTTATCCCGCTTCAACAAACTTATTTATCTTTAATTTAGTATGTGCATCAATAACAACACTATCCAATAGATAGAAAGTGTTGTTATCATAATTTTTTTAGTCATGTTGATTACAGTATGCACGATAATCAGCAAACCAATCACGCAAGGTTGCTAGTGCATTGTGTTGTGTTGCAAGGTACATACTTAGGGTATGTGCTTTTAAATTGTATTTGCGGTACACAAACTTGTTGAATGTTACCAATTCCTGCACGACCAATACCTTGCTGTGGTTTTATCTTTTGCTGTGCTACATTTGTGCCTAGCACGAAATGATTTGCGCCGTGCTGGGTTTGATTTCTTTATAGTCATGTTGGGATCACCAAAACGGATTGTTTTGATGTTGCCCGTTGATGGATTCTTTACATACACCTTAAACTTTTTGCTTTCGCCTGGTGTACGCATAGGTTTATTAAGTGGTTTTTTTTCTGCCATTAATATTTTTTCTTGCTCTTGTATGTTTTCTTTTTAGACTTTTTGCTTTTTTTACTCTTTGATTTGTACATTTTCATTTTGTATGCCATGTTACCTCCTGCGTAGTGCATGTATTTATGGCAAACGGCTGTCGTTGACTGACTGTAATACCCGCCTCAATTCTGGGTATGTGTTGTTGCCATTGTCGTCAATGCGTTCCTGCACCCATGCACAAAAGTCTACACCGTTGAGCAGATTGCGTACTATGGTTTCATCAGTTTGTGCCAATGTGTCTAACCATTCCATGTACACATACTCGTCCGATATCCAGCTTTCTACATCGTCCTCGTCTTCCACATATAGGTTTTCTTCTGAATGTGCTGGTCCGTATTTTTCGCACTGCTCCCTAAACTTCAATAGGTTACCGCCGTAACGCTCCAATAGTTCTTGTGGTGTAATGTTTTCGTCTTGTTCAAATCGTGTTTTGGTAAATTGATTAGTGGTAACCATAAAAGGTTCCGCATACCAACGATCGCCTTTGAGCTTCTGCATCATTTGGACTTTGTTGGCTAGTTGTTGTGCTTGTTCTTTTTGCATTTGTTTCTCCTTGTTATAAATATTTATTAGCAGAGAGAGGCACCATTATTTGCCAAAAAAATTCATCAAACATTGGGATCAACGACTTTTCAAACAGTGGATCAAGGTACACAAAGGTTGCTGGTTATGGCAACGCACCCGCACAACCAGTGGCTACGGTGTCCTATACCATGACAAGACCAAATGGTTGGCGCACCGTTTCGCAGTGTTGTTGTACGGTATGTGCAGTGAAGCCAAACTATCACGCAACATAGTACGACACACTTGTGACCGTGGACATGAAGGTTGTGTGAATCCTAGGCACCTTATCGTGGGCACACAGCGAGAGAATGTTGGGGACATGATGAAGCGAGGCCGTTACAAACACTACAAGCAGATTGATTAAATACTGTTATGCCACATGTTATTAACTTTATTTCAATATCAGACAATGACCTTGCTCGCTTTATCAAATGGTGCTCAACCGTGTGTTTTAATAAGTGGTCAGTAGAAACAGTGGGCACAGAAACACATTTCATATTTTGGGACAGGATGGACGCAGATAGATTTGTGCTGTGCCATCGCGATTTTCTAGAAGCTTTATAGAAAATGGTGGCCGTTTTTTTCTTGCTTAGCCGCACACCAGTATTTTCTAAAAAGGGGTGGCCACCCTGTAAAAATTGGCCAAAACTGCAAAAACACACACCCTAGGGTGAAGCTGTTATATTTACAGCACCACATTGGCCAGATTTCTCTATACAGCACAAGAGGTTGCGACGCCACCATAGGCCACCGTGCGGAGATCGTGTAAGCATCACCCTGTCCAAAGATTGTATTACATTGGACACAGCAGTATTCTGTTGGATGCGAACAGTATTACATTGGACACAGCATGATTACCACACAGCAATCACTTTGCGCCACTCTATACCACCGTCCAACACGCTGAAAGTAAAGCGTTCGCCACGGTGAATCCACAGCAAGGCACACGCTGATGAACGGTGAAGCACGGTGATGAACGGTGATGCATCATTTTTATCCTCTTTTATAAGGTTGCGTACATCACAATCACGGAAGCTGTGCGATTAGTTAGTAAAGCACAATGTTATCCAAAATAATCCACCATTCACCATTGTCCAACGCACAATCAGACTTTAAAATGTGAAAGTGAAACAGCGTTCAAACAAACACAGGCACAAGCGTTCTAAATTGGACAGCAAGTATAGACAGCAAGAGTGTAGGCGAGAGGAATATGCTGTAGCCAGGATAATGTCACAACTGGCGTTGGCAGTTTCAGAAAAATCCTCTTTTGTCAAGAAAAAAGATTGACAACACCACACTATTATGCTATTATGTATGTAATTGCTTAAAACAATTGGAAGGAACAGAACAACAGCGGGGAATGTGCTGTATTCTGTTGGATATTAGCCTTTTCATCAAAAACAGCCATTCATCGCCACAATAAATACAAAATATAGGAGAAGACGATGGCACAACAACAGGACTACACAGGCGCACACAATGATGATGCACTGCAAAGGGCAATTGATTTCATCACATCAGATTACTATCAACACAATGATAACTGGGTGCAAGGTGATTTAGAATGCGGTTTGGATGCGGATCACTATTGGCACATACGCAATCACTGGCACGCAATTATCTCACAACCACAAGGCTTGCTGGATTGGTGCAAACGAACAATAAATCCACAAACAGGATGCACATTGGCGGATGCATTGTATCAAGTGATGTTTTTATGCAAGTATGCAGGACTTCAACGACACTACATCAAATATCAAGCACAAACTGGGCAAATTGATGAACAACAGCAATTGGTTGAGTTATTGGCAGTATAAATCAGTCAAAAAACACCTATTTGGGCATCAAAATGCTTCAATTTGATAAGTACAACTATAAAGGAGAACACAATGCTACAAATCACAGCATCAACACAAGAGTATGACGGCGAATTAATCCACGGGCAAGAAGCCAGCATCAGGGTAGTGCCAGCGGATGAAGTACAAGCACAACAGCTTCACGAAACACTCAAACAGGGTTGTATCGCAGTCGCACACTACATAGACAAGCGTTTTGGAGAGGATTTTTTTCTAAAACACATCAACCGTCACCCGTTTAAAAAAGTCAAGGGCAAATCACAACTACAGGAACTAAAATGGTTTCCCCACACTAAAAACGCCGCTTACAGGCAACAGCACGGCTTGGGCAAATATTATACGCACGAGGAATTGATAGACAGCATATTATATAAATGTAATACCACGCTCAAATCAGGCGGGCTTGAACATTTTACCTTGGCACAAATCAATCGCTGGAACAGATATATGAGATATATGAATTTGCTGGAGCATCGCGACTACAACGGTGCTTGGGACACATATAAAATACAAATTGTTAAAGCACCCGTGAAACAGCAGTTAAAATCAAAACCTGGGCATATATGCGGAATGGAGATAGCACAACTATGACGGAACACACTTGTAATATGCTGGTAGGAGAAAAGCGGATTGAACTACGCTTTCATCGTAAAGCAAAGAAATTAAGCAAACACATCAGCACAGATGTACGCAAATCTGTAATACAGCGTTATTTGGCAGGTGAATTTGGCGAAAACAAGCTCATAGAAGCAGATATGAACAAGCAAATTGATGCTTACATAGAACGCAAACGCATCAAACACACAAACAGAGAATACATCAAGCACTTTCTTTTTGGTTGATTTTTTCAAACACGAGAAAGTATAATTATTAATAGGCACATTTAGGCACACACTAGGCACTTTTTATTACACACAACATTGGGCAAATTTTAGGCTATATAGTTCCCACACAAACACAGCAAAATGCGGTTGAAACACACAGGTGAATTGCTTGGAACCGTTGGTGTTAGCGATATTAACACAAAGTCAGCAACGAAACTGCGTAGATGACACGAGGCAGTATAATACAATTGTTAGAGGTTGGGTTAGGACAAAGCCCTGTTGCATATGACTTGCGTTAGCGAAAAATACCTCTTGTCTAAAAGGGCAAATGCTTTTTTTATATGACACTTGCGTACGGTGTCGTATGAGCAAATGATAGATACTAATCCAATTGGAAAGTGTTTAATACGAAGCTGTGCTTCGTATTATTAGTGCTGTAGCAAAGCTACAGCCTAAACACTGCTTACAGCAATTACATGAAATTGGTCACAAAAAAAGAAAGGACTGCTAACACAACAGCCCTTTCTCAAGTAACAATATAAAGGAGAGACATATGTCAATGCCTCACTTGTATTTATCCACCCAGTTGAGTCAGCTTTTCATACATCCTATATAATTCAGCTCTTGCGTTATCGCCAATTGGATCGCCTTGAGGTAAATTCATTTTAGGATCATTTCTCATCTCTCGTATTTTTTCTCTGATGCTGATTGTGTCCTCAGTTCTTGACTGCGTGTTGGTGATTGGATTGGGCACTTTGCCACCATCCATCATGTTGTACAATATTTCAAGTCCGTCTGCTGTGTCTGTCAAAGGCATAGTCAATACATGTGCTGGCAAACTGCTGGCATATTTTTTTACTGCGGCCAATTTGGTGTCATATTCATTGCCCCATTTTGTTTTCAAATTTGCGTTTTCTTGTTCTAGGTCAGCACGAACAGGCATTTGTTTTTGATACTGTTCATCGATGTTTCCCAGCTGGTCTTTGTATAGTGCCACCACACCTTCAATTTGTTTTTGCGACATGTTCAATGTGCGGAACAAATCCTCAGCTTCACGCTTGGTGTCCTCATCACCTGTCAAATCCATGTCCATGTTATTGACAAAATCCCATGAATACTCTTTGGGTGCTTTGGGTATGTCAGCCAGTTTCTTTTCAAGTTCATTGTATGATTTGGCCAAATCTTCTGGTGTTTTAAATTTTTCAGGTAACCAATCATATTGGGTAGTTTGTTCTGTGGTTTCTGCAGATTCTGTTGGTTGTGCATCGCCTAGCAAACCTTGTGTTTCAGTAGGCGCTGTTGTTTCAGTTGTTTCAACTGTTTCAGTTGCTGGTGTGTTTTCTTCACTCATCGTAGTTGTCTCCTGTTAAGTTTGATTTGTTTTCATTCATTTCCATCATATTACGAATACGCTGGATCAATTGTTGTTGTGCTATTTTGTAGATAGCACTGTTGGCATTGGGTGCATCACTGCTGATTCTGGTTTGGTTTGTTATGCGTTCTAAATCATTCATAACAGCACGACCATTGTCAGTGTCAAACACACGCTGATAACATTCTTTCAATTGTTTCATTGTTGGTTTCATTTCAGTTTCCTTGCATATGTGTAGCCCGCAGGTTCCAATCCTAATCTTGTGAACACACGATTGTATGCTGGACGATCACTCCAACTGAACATGTACAACATGTTTGCATCTCTGCGTTGTCCCCATTCAGCAAAACGATCAATCAACATTTTGGGATATTTTGGATTGCACGGTCTATTTGTAAGCAACACAATCACTGAACAATCCACACTTTGTATCCAATAGTTTTCCATCAGTTCGCCCACTATCAAGCAGTGCAAATGTCCGTCATCATCTTCAATGCCTTGTGTGTAGCCATAACCAGGTTTGCGTATATCCAAATTGATCATGTGATCTAACCATCTATCGCAATAAGGTTTGCCTTTGTCGTGTTTGTGATGTTCAACCCATTGTCTTGCCATGTTAACAAGCGTTTGGCGTTTTTCAGGTGTGGTGTAGTCTTGGCCGTTTACAAATTTCATTTGTGTTCATTTCAGTTTGTGTTCAGTTTTATTTATTAAGCAGTTGGACCCATGCCGCTGGGTGGTACCACTTGCTGTGGGTTCTGTTCTTGTATTGATTCAGTTGCTTGTTGTAGCATTTGTGCTTGTTGTTGCTGTTGCATTCTTTCTGCAACTTGTTCTTCATCGAGTACAACTTCAGGTGATAGATCACCATCTCTAATAATTTTTCTTGCCAATGCACCCATGTTGATTTGTGCAACGCCTTCAGGTCCTAGCTGTGATATGATTTGTAGTATCTGCAGGTCTCTTTGTATCTCTGACATGCTGATACCTTTTTTAACTGCTGAATTAACAACTATTTCATACTGCGTACCATCATTGATAAACTCTGGTAGTTCGCCTCTTAACTGCAAACGCTTGATTAAATTTTTAATCACAGGGCGTAAAAACTCTTGCTCCATGCGTAGTCCTGCTGGACCAATCTTTCTAAAAAATTCTGCTTGTCTAACTTGTACTTCAAACGCAGTCATTTGTTGTGATTGATCTGGTGATATGATTGAATCATTAAACAATAGTTTGTTGATTTTCATACGCTGATCTTCTACTGCTTGGAAACTAATTTGGAAGTTGCCTGGAAATGGAATTGGTTGTAATGGTGAGTCAACTGTAATTACATCACCTGGTTCAATTTTCATATTAGCAAAGTTGACTGTGCTTTCATTACCATCTGTTTGCCATGCACCTAATCCAGCCCATGCACTTTGTTGCATGATCAATTGTGTTGCTTGATTGGCTACACGAATGTGTGGTAATGCTTGGCGTAGTGGACTAGAGCCCCATACTGAGCCAAGTTCTTTGGTAAATCTAAACACAATAAACATTTGTGCTGGCGTTGGTGTCTCTTCCAACATAACCATTTTGTCTTCAGTAAACACTCTGTACATCAATTGCTTGTCACTTGGTAACTGCAAACATGTTTCAAGTATTTTTACTTTGCTTTGTGGATTTTTGTCTGCTTGTCTTTGTATTTCTGCAGGCACTTTGTTGCCGTATTTTTCAACTACATATTGTGCTGGTAG